TATAGATGGTGGCTCACCAGTTCTAACGCCATATCCAATTGTTATAGTTGATAATACATATACACAAAAAACACAATTAACTGATAAGATATTCAATATGACTTTAACATATAGACAGGCTTATAAAAAATATATACAATCGAACTAATGTCAGATTTTTCAATAAGTAATTATAATGGTATATTTACTACCGTAGCAAATGATATATGGTTTCAGATAACAAACTCTGATATACCATTAGGAATAGCACCTGGTTTATCACAATCAGGTTATAAGTTCTTAGCTCAAGTAATTAATTTAGATAAGTTAACAGCTGCGGATTATGAGTACTTAGGTAATTATACTTTTGTACCTGATAGAGATGGTAATTCTTATTTTTCAGTCAAAACAATTCTTGATACTATTGTACGTAATAATCAAAATGATAGTGAATATAACTTAGATATAAATATAGGTTTATATCCAATATATTACTATGATATTATCAGTCCTGATATAAATGGTTATTCTAGATATGCTTTAAGAATAGGTAATGTATGGAATCCACAATTACAATTCACAAGTAATTTTGATTATGGTGGTAATATAGGTTTATCATTTTCAACACCACACTATTTACAAGTATATGATGAAATAACAATCAATACATATGATCCAACAACATTAGTAGGACAAAAGATTGTAACTGATGTTGTGTCTGTTATAGATAACTATTCAATAGAAATAAATGAACCATATTCATTAGGATATATTTATACAGGAACTATTGTATATGCTAAAAACTTTTCATACTCATCTGTAAGTTTCTATACTTATAATGGAGCAATCAATTATGGACAAGAAAATATAAACCCCTTGTCTGGTGGTGTATTTGGTGGATGGGTTGATGATAATTTAGTTTTTACATTTGATACAGGTGATTATTCAACTAGTGGTCAGTTCTTAACTCCATTTGGTGGAACAAGTTCACAACATCCTAAAAAGGTTTTAATAAATGATTATGAAACATTAACATTCTTATTACCTAATGATTGGTTTTTATATTATAGTGATTTTGTATATGTGATTACAAATTATGATAACAACTGGGTTACACAAAGTTCATATTCATATCCAGTTGTATTTACTGAGATTAATTCATTAGAAGAACTAAGTGGATATAATAAGTTTACAATTGGTTCTGGACCAGTTAATTTATATGATAATATAATATTCCCAATCCTTCCACCACCAACAAATTATTACTCAGTTGATTTACAATTTACAGCAACATACGGAGGTACATTTAGTGCCTCAACAGGACCATATTATTATGAAATAGAAACGGATTGCTCACCATTTGAAAATGTTAGATTAGTTTGGATTAATAGATTAGGTGGTTATGATTGCTTTAATTTTAGAATGAATAGTAAAAGAAATGAAAGTATAAAAAGAAAAGAATACAAATCTATTCTAAAACCATTATATAAAACTGGTGATAGAGAAGATACAACTATTACGGTAGAAACTGATGAGGTATGGACTATAAATAGTAATTGGGTTACAGAACAAGAATATATAGCTCTAAATGATTTGATAACAAGTATAGATGTTTCTCTTGTTGTATATAGTGACACAACACCTTCATATCCAGTAGTTTATCCAATAACAATAGTTGATAATTCATACACACAAAAAACACAATTAACAGAGAAGTTATTTAATATGACCGTAAAATATAAAATAGCATATGAAAAATATATACAATATAGATAATGAAACATAATATACAAATAGTAGTTAGAATTAACGATATAAACTATAACTTAGAAGTATTTGATGTCGAATCAATTCCGATTACATATCAGATTAGTGATATAAATGATTTTAAAAATAATAAATCAACATATAGTAAGACAATAAAACTGCCTTTAACTGATAATAATAAGAGAGTTTTAGGATTTATTACTAATCTATATAACACTGCCAATTTATATTCACCAATTTCAAAAACACCTGTATGGATTACAAGAGATAATATACTTATCTTTCAAGGTGTTATGGAATATAATCAAGTTGATTTAACTGATGATAGTTTTAGTGTAGTTGTATATGAGGATAATTATCAATTATGGAGTTTAATAGGTGATAAATATTTAACTGATTTAGAATATAGTAGATATGACCATACTATATCAAAGTTTGATTTTTCACCTATGACACAATCTTGGACTAGTGATTATAACAATGGTTATTATTATGGATTTGTTGATTGGTATGATACAACAACACAAAATCTATCTAATCCTATATACAACTTTAAGGATTTAAAACCATTATGGTATTTGAAGCCATTAGTATATCAGATTTTTGCTGAAAATGGATATGCTATTAACTCAACATTCTTTGATAGTGATTACTTTCAAAATCTATTAGTTGGTGATGGTAATATAGGTAAGTATTTAGGAGCAATGAAGGTTCAATTACCAATTGGAGCGACAGCTAATTCAACTTTACAACCATATCAGTACTTTGGTTTCATTATGGATACATCTTTTTCTACTAATGCTAATGATTATGGTTCCTTTGAACAAAGAAGGTATATTGGTGATATGAATGCTGATACAATTTTAGTAGATGCTCTTAATGAATATGATACATTAACATATACATTTACAGCAGATGATGCTACTTCAAAAACATTTCTAATAGATTATAATTTAGTTTATGGAAGTAACTTAAAATTTAGGTCTAGTGTTTTTAGAGAACAAGTTCCAGTTTCAGGGGTTTTTCAACTTATATCAAGAGTTGACCAGGACTTTGATGCTTATAGTATTCAATTAAGATGTGCTAAAATATCACCAAGTGGAAGTATAACTTATGGTGGTGCTCCTTCTGCTGATGTTATTACCCTCGGATCAATATCAACTCAAAGTTCAGGATCACTAACATATTCCGTTCCAAATTGGTTAGGTCCTGGTACCTCACCTTTATCTGACAATCGTCCAACACCAGTTAGTTTTACATTCTCATATTCTGAATATAAAATATCTGGCTCTGCTCAATTTGACTTTGATGACAATATAAACACTGGTGATACGGTTAAGTTTTTCTTTCAAGTAAATTACAAATCAAAGAATAATTTATATGGACCAACGAGTTCATCTGATACTATATTCCTACCATATTTAGACCAGTATTGTTATGCAAAAGCAGTTGGTCCTAATACGATAACAAAAGTATATAAAGCCGATGTTACAGATCCAACTGGTAATATAGACGCATCTAACTCACTACCTAAAAATGTTAAACAAACTGATTTCTTAAATACGGTATTTAAAACATTTAATTTATATATTGAGCCATCAAAGGAATATAATAATACATTTAATATAGAACCAAGAGATGTATATTACTCACAAGTTAAAAAAGTAAATGACTGGAGCAATAAAGTTGATATAGAACAACCTGTCATTTCATCTGTATTAAGTAATAAACAAAAGAAAATTAACAACTTTACTTATAAACCAGATAAGGACTATTGGAATACAAGTTATACTAATAATACACAAAGAACATATGGTGATTATATCTATAAATTAGATAACTATTACTTAGAAGGTGAAAATAAAATTGAATTGATATTCTCACCAACTCCATTAAGAGAGTTTCTACCAACATCAACAACTGGTAGATTATTTGCTCCACAGATTATACAAGTTGGTTCAAATGGTAGTATATCACCTTATAATGGTTGTAATATAAGATTGTTAACAAGAAATAAAGTTAATCCAACATCTAATTTTAATTTTAGTGGTGTCACTTATCCGTTTTATCCATATGTAGGACACACAGATAATCCATTAACTCCGACATATGATATAAACTTTGCTCCTGTTAGTGAGATATATATATCAAACTATACAATCACACCAAATAATTTATATAATACATTCTGGAATAATACTATGGATGCTTTATCTAATCCACAAGCTAAGTTATTATCTGTTTATATTTATTTAACACCAACTGATATACAATCATTTAGGTTTAATGACTTAATTTATTTAGAAGCATTAGGTGGAGCAACTAACTATTGGAGAGTTAATAAGATAACTAGTTATGATCCATTGAAAGATGCACCAACACTTGTTGAACTAGTAGAAGCTCTTGATTATACATTACCTGGTGTTCAAACAATAAATATAGACAATATAAATAATGGACCAATTCAAATTAGACCTGATTTTAATAGTGGAGTTCCAGTTAGAGGAAATAGAGTTGCTTCAAGTCAGGATTTTACAAATATAAATGGTAATAAGATAGCTGTTTCAGGAGCATTAGTTAATGGTAATGATAATAGTTTAAGTCCTGGTTCTGTAATAGGTAATCCATTTATAACTGGAAATAATAATAGTGTTGTTTCATCAACATCAAATGTTATAGGTAATGATAATACTATTATGGGTGAATCAATTTATATATTAGGTGATAATAATGTAATAGGATCAACCTCATCAATCGTAAGAAATATATTTAATATTGGATCTAACAATACAATAACAAGTAATGTAAGTAATATTAGTTTGATTGGTAGTAATATAACAGCTACTCAATCAAACATAACATATATAGGAAGTGATGTTGTATTCACAACTGGAATACCTGTTGTTAATATAACTTGGACAGATTTAACAACCATTTTAATACCAGGTAATTTATTATTAGTTGGTCAATTATATAAAATAGACACAGAAGGATTCGGAGTTGGTTATGATGCTGGTATATATTTATATGCTATATCAACAAACCAATTAGATTCAAGTGGTGTTAGAGTTATGTATTGTCCAAGAGAATATAATTCTGGTATAATAGATCCATTTGGTAATGATTGGTTAGGTGTGTGGTTTTCTTCACTACCATCAGTGTCGGTAGGTAAATTGTGTATATGGGGTGGTAGAGTATGGTCTAGTGTTACTGGTTCTATTGGAACGGCTGTTGATGATTTCAACTTAGATGCCAACTGGTCTGTTATTGAAAAGAACTCATTTACAAATGGTGAATATACTACTATACAAATTAGTGTTATATATGACTATATTACTAATTGGGTAAACCAACAAACATATAATAATAATGTGGTTGGTACTCTAAATATTGGATTAGGATATAATACTTGTGATGTTACAGATTGGAATACAAATGGTAACATAAGTAATAATAATGTGCCATTTGGTATATATAACAATATATATGGTCCTACTATTACTTGGAATATAGCATCTTTGATAAAAAATAATCTGATTGGCAATATAAATTATAATATATGTATTCAAGAAATTAGTGGTAATTCTGTGTCTAGTTCAATAACAGAAAATATATGTAATTCTATTACAAGTAATAATATTACTGGTGGTATATTTAATAACAATATAATAGGTTCTATTAGTGCTAATTCAAATGGAGCCAGTGGTGATATATCGTACAACACAAATGCTGGAAGTATATTAGGCAACTCAAATGTTGGGTTTATTACTGGTAATAATAATAGTGGAAGTATATCATCGAACTCAAATGGTAGTTACATATTAAATAATGGTAACAATGGTGTTATTGATAACAATAGTAATAATGGTGTTATAAGTTTCAATACAAATAATGGGGCAGTAAATACTAATGATAATTTTGTAGATGATATAACACAAAATATGAACAATGATAGTATTACAGCTAATACTGGAGTTTCATTAACATATGATATTAAAAACAACATTAATAATGGTTTTATAACAGGATCACATATAGCTAATGTTACAGATACAATTGTTAATAAATAAAATAAAATCTTTACAAATAAATATATACAAGTATGAATAATGATGTTAAAATAAATGTAGATATTGATTCCTCAAAAGCTCAGACTGGATTCAAGTCAATAAGAGATGAATTAAAAAGTCTTAAATCTGACATAGCGGCAGGTAAGTTTGGTGATAAGGAATTAAAAGAAGCCACCAAAAGAGCGGCTGAATTAACTGACCACTTAGGTGATGTTAGAGAATCAATTAAATCATTATCAAGTGATACAGCTAAGATTGATGCCGTAGTAGAAGGATTTAGAGGATTAGCTGGTGCTGTGTCAGTTGGTGTTGGAGCAGCAGCACTATTTGGTGTTGAGAATGAGAACTTACAAAAGACATTAACACAGGTGAATGGTGCTATGGCGGTACTCGTAGGTATTCAGGAGTTATCTAATCTTGCTTTAGGACAAGGAGCCTTAAAAACTTATGCTCTGGCAGCCGCTGATGCGGTAGCAGCAACAGCAACAGAGGTATTAGGAGTTACAATAACAGCAACTATGGCAGCGGCAACAGCTGGTATATCTTTATTAGTTGCTGGTATTGTTTATCTAGCCACAAGTATGGGTGATGCTGGTGATAGTGCTGAGGAAGTAGCTAAAAAAGCAGAAGCTAATTTAGAATTATCAAAATCATTTACTGATAAACAGGTAAATCTAATTAAAGATGGTAAGACAAGAGAACTTCAAGCAGCAAAGGTAGCCAATGAAAGAGAACTACAAGAACTTGATAGGAAACAAAAAGCTGGAATACTTTCAACTGATGATTATTGGAAATATGTTGATATACAAACTGCTACCTATAATCAAAGTGTGTCTGATATTAATCAGAAATATGCTGATAAGGATGCTAAGAGTAAAGACGATAAGTTAAAGAAGGAAAAAGCTGAAAATGAAAAGAAAAAATCTGAGGCTGCTAAAGATGCTGCTGATAAGGCTGCCGCTGATAAAATACAAGAAGATCTTAAAGACCAATATTTATTAAATGATAGACAAAGATTAGAGAAAAAATATGATGAGGATGTAAAAGTTGCTGGTAAAGATTTAAAATTACAAAAGGGTATATTAGATGCTAAGAAAATAGCACTTGATGAATATGACGCAAATGAATTAAAGGCGAAACAAGATAAAGCTGATGCTGAATATAAAATCGTAGAAGATAGAGTTAAAGCAGAAGTTGCGGCTGATAAAGCAGGTGATGACCAAATGGCTCAAAACAAGGCCAATAGAGATCAAATAATGAATGAATATAAGGTCTCTTTTGATGATGTTGAAGATCAATTTGCTCAAATTAGACTGGATAATAAGACATTAAATGAAGAGCAAATATATAAAATCATTGCTGAAAGGTATAAAAAAACAGCCGAGTTAAGTAAAAAGGAGGTTGAAGAGGATAAGAAAAATCAACAAAAGAAGTTTGATAATGCAAGAGCCATAACAAATGCGGTTGCTGGTTTAGGTAATGCGTTAGCTGATATTATTGGAGTCAATGCCAAAAAAGGCTCAGAAGCAGAAAAGAAGGCTGCTAAGACAAGATTTAATGTTAATAAAGCCGCTGGTATGGCCAGTGCTGGTATAAATGTTGCTGAGGCAATCACAAAGGCCATCGCTGCAGGTCCTGGTTATGGACAAGCGATGGCTATTATAGCGGCGGCTACTGGAGCTGTTCAGTTGGCCGCTATTGCCGCTAAACAATTTAATCCAGAAAGTGGTAGTACACCAGATACAACAATAGTAACACCAGCAGGACCATCACCTCTACCAGATGGAGGTGGTGGTGGAATACCAAATGCTGGTCAATCATTTGACTTAGGATTAAACTCTGTATTAAAAGGACCAGAATACAATATGCAAAGAGTTTATGTTACTGAAACTGATATATCAAGAGTTCAAGGTAGAGTTAAAGTTGTTGAAACAAGAAGCACATTAAACTAAAAGTGAGTTTATAATTTTAATATATAAACAAAAATAATATAGAAATATGAGAAAGATAACAATTAGAGAAAAAGAAGTTGACGTAAAGGACAACTGGGATGAAATTACATTAGAAAAATACGGTAAGATACTCGAATTATATGCTGGTGATAATTCAATTGAAGAGAAATTTTTGATTGAATTCATTTGTATTATAACAGACCTTGAGTATGAATACTTAATGAGTTTATATGATGATGATATATTTTCATTTGTTGAAATTATGAATGAGTTTAACAAAGATGGTATTACGAAAAAAGAATGTAAAACATTTGATATAAATGGTAAAGTATATGTAGCCAATAAATCAAACAGATTAACATTAGGTGAGAAGATTTCAATTAAATTGTTGGAAAAAACAACAAAGAATACTTGGGATAGTGCTGTTAGTTTATTAGCAATCTTAATTAGACCAGGAGTTGAAAAAACTGATGAACTTGGTAATATATATTATGAAGCAGAACCATTTGTTGGTGATATTGATACTATTACAAGAAGGAAAGACTTGATTAAAGACATACCAGCAACAGCTGCTCTATGGGTTTTAGAGGCTTTTACACCTGGGAGAGATTAATAAACAATAACTATGAAATACTATTCTCACGACCCTCTGCCAGTCAAATAAATAAAGTGGTTGTTGATGAGATGCCAGAGGAACTTAATTGGATTGCTATGGTAGATAGATTATCTGGTGGTGATATAACAAAACACAATCAGATATATGAAACAAACTATATTGAATGTCTTAACTTACTGAGTTACTGGCATCACAGAGACCGCCACGTTGAACAAATGAATAGGGCGATTATGAGAAAAAAATAAAATATAATAAAAACAAATGAAAAAGAAAGAACCAAGATATACTGACCTACCAGTATATGAAATAATTTGTGAAGAAGATGGAACACAAGGGATTAGAATGGTCTCACTAGTTTCTGACCCTGCTATTGAAGTAAAAGGTATGTATTTTTCTAATGATGCAAATGAAAAATCATTTGAGTTTAAGAAAGTAGAAGAACAACAAATGATAGTAGGACCTGCTATGATACCTAATAAAAAAATCATTAGAAAAGATAGTAATGATGATATGTATTATGTATATTTTACACCAGAAACTATTAGAATGATGGTTAATAAGTTTAATAGTTCTAATAACAATAAGTCTATTAATGTTGACCACTCAAATCAAATGGTTGATGCTTATATTCAACAAAATTGGATTGTAGAAGATAGTACATATGACAAAAGTAGATTTTATGGATTCAATTTACCAGTAGGAACTTGGTTTATTGAAGTTAAAGTTGAGGATAAAAAGTTCTGGTCATCACAAATTAAAGATGAAGGTAAATACGGATTCTCTATTGAAGGATTAATGAATCAAAAACTAGTAGAAATGAGTTCTTCTATTGATGAGATTATTGATAGTTTAACTGATGATGACTTGATTGAAATGTTTGGTGATATATTAAAAGTTGATGTTGAAAAGTTTGTAGTTAAACCAAAATCTGGGGAAAGTGAAGTTAAATTTGCTGAAACTTATAATGATTATCCAAAAGCAGCATCAGAAAATGCTAAGAAAGCTTTAAGATGGGCTGAAGAAAATGGTTGGGGAAGTTGTGGAACACCAGTTGGTAAAAAAAGAGCCAATCAACTAGCAAATGGTGAATCAATATCAAGAGAAACAATTGCTAGAATGGCAGCTTTTGAAAGACATAGACAAAACTCAGAAAGACCATTAGGTGATGGTTGTGGTAGATTGATGTGGTTAGCTTGGGGTGGTGATGCAGGTGTAGCTTGGGCTCAAAGAAAATTAAAACAAATTGATAATAATTCATTTGCAGCATTAAAATTAGGAGCAAAAAAAGTTAGTTTTGATTTTGATGGTACATTAACACAAAAATCAGTTCAAGAAACTGCTAAAAGAATGTTAGAAGCTGGTGATGATGTTTATATTATTACTAGAAGAAGACCAGATAAACAAGTAAAACAAATGGCTCTTGATTTAGGAATTAAATTAAGTAATGTTGTATTTACTAATGATAATCCAAAATGGTCTTATTTAGAGACATATGAGATAGATGAACATTATGACAACTCAATTGATGAAATTAAAGAGATCGATGATAATACAGATGTTAAAACACATCTAGTGTAAAAGAGAAAAGTAACATAGGTATATATAAGTATATCTAATAAAAATAATTTTATAAAAATGAATAAAAATGAAACAATCAACTCTATTAAGGAAAGCTTAAAGAAGTTATTTGCGACTGATATGAAGTGTTCGGAGTTTGTTTTAACTGATGGTAAAAAGATTACTTCAATGGCTAATGACTTAGCAATTGGTGTTGAGGTTTATGCAGTTGATGAACTTGGTAACCAAACTCCTTTAGACAATGGTGATTATGTTTTACAAGATGGTAGAACTATCACGGTAGTTGATAATGGTATTACAACTATTTCAGGTGAAATGTCAACAGAAGCTGAAAGTCCAGTGTCAAATGCTGATGTAGAGCAAGAGATGACTGATGGAATGGTAGAACCAGCATCTGAAGAAGGTGATATGGCACAAAGAGTTGCTGACTTAGAAGCTCAATTAGTAGAAGTATTAAACTTATTGAAACAAATGAGTGAGGCACAAATGAAATCACAAGACCAAATGATGAGCAAAATTAAAACGATTGCTAACGAACCTGGTGATGAGAAAGTTCAAGTTTCTAAAGTAGGATATAATGAGTATTCAACTAAGAATGTAAATGCAAAAAGAAATATGTCAGAGATTGAAGAATTAAGATCTTTAATATCTAATAAAAACAAAAGAGATAATAACTTAGCTCTTTAATAAAAGTGAAAACTAAAAAAAATAATTAAATAAAATGGCTTATAACTCTTCTGTTATTACAAGTACTTTAACTCAATATGTAGACCAATTGTCTATGGACTTAGTTAGAGAGATGGTGTTACAAGGTAGAACACAGCAATACATTTCAGTTCAAACTGGTGTTAAATATGCTGATGCTCTTAATATAATGACATCTAATCCTATCGTTCAAGCAGCTGCTTGTGGTTTAATCAACGCGACTGGATCTGTGACTTTATCACAGGCAAATTTAACGGTATGTCCGTTAATGATTGAAGAACAAATCTGTATGAATGGCGCTAACTCGTTAGAGCAATACTGGACAGGTATGACTCTTAAAAAAGGTTCTTACTATGATGAATTAGGACCAGAAGCGTTCGCTAAACAATATGTTGCGGATAAAGTTGACAAAATCCAAGGTATTATTGATGACCTTATTTGGGTTGGTGACTCATCTGGAAACTCTTATTCAGTAGATCCTAATATGGCTAATTGTAATGGTTTCTTGAAATTGATTGATAGCTCTTATAGTGGTTCAGTTGTTTCAGTAACAGCTTCTAATGGAAATGCTTGGTCAGTAACAGGTTCAGTAGCATTGGTTGATGTTATGGCAAGTGCATTACCTCAAGACCTTTGGGATCAAGATGACTTAACTCTATTTGTTTCATACGCAAACTTTAGAACTTATGTTAGAAACTTGAGAAACTTGAATTACTACCACTTTAACGCATTAGAAACTAATGAAATTGGTTATTCAATCCTTCACCCAGGAACAAACATTAGAATTCTTGCAACAAGAGGTCTTAAAGGTTCTCAAAGAGCTGTTTTAACTTCAGCTAAGAACTTATACTTCGGTACAGATTTACAAAATGATTATGAATCATTTAGAATCTGGAAGTCAGAAGATTTTAATTCAATCTTCTTCAGAGCATTGTGGAAACAAGGTGTTCAAATCGCTTACCCACAATATGTAGTAAGTTACAAACCATAATTGGTAGAATAAAATAAGAATTAAAGGGTGGTTAATAACCACCCATAATTCTATAAAAATAAATTAAATAACAAATGAGTTGCATATTAACAGCCGGTTTTTTATTACCTTGTAAAGGAATTGCAGGTGTTCAGGAAGTTTATATCGGTACTTGGAATGATGGGTCTTTGACTTATACTATCGGTACAGCATCGGAACTAAACCAAATCACTGCCTTCACTGGTGCAACCGTTTCTTTCTACCGTTTTCAACAAACTATTGAAACTGGTTCATTAACTGAAACAGGTAACTTCAATGAACAAAATGGAACAGCATACTACGACCAAGTTGTAGAAATTACCGTTCAAAACACTAATCAAACTCTTGCAGATACCGTAAACAATTTAGGTAGAGGTAGATGGAGAATAATTGTATTAGATGTAAATGGTAACTACTTCTTAGTAGGAAAGCAAAATCCAGTAAATGTTTCAGCCATCGCAGGTGGTTTAGGAAAAGCTTACGGTGATCTAAATGGATTCACTATTACATTCACAGGAAAAGAATACGATGTACTTACACAAGTAACATCAGCAGCTGCAGCAGGAGTGATTACTATTTAATCACTAATTTTTCATATCTAATCTATAAAGCAGCCAAAACCCGCCATCCTGGTGGGTTTTGTTGTTTATGGTAATTTTTGACTTTTTTATTCTAATATATACATTATGGAAAAGCAATATAAATATAAAAAATGCGCTAAATGTAAAGGCGATAAAGAGGAAAATAGAAGTCCTTATTGTAAAGATTGCTCAAAAACTTATGGTAAGAATTATAGATTGGTTAAAAAATTAAAACCAAATGTTAATCTTAGTGGTTTAGGAGCCTTTATTAAAAAAGTAGAAAGAAATAGTTTATTTATTGATTTTGAGGATATAAATATAATACTATTCTTCTATGAAATTATCACTGATAACATAAATGAATATGATAATTATAAAAGTGGTAAACAAATAGTTCTTATGTGGGAAAAAATTAAAAAATACTATCACAAAAGAGTTATAACAAAAAATAATATATAACCATATGTTAAAAATAAAAGAAGGTTACTTAGACACAAAAGTTAGTTGTCCATTAACAAGAAAAGAAGTTTATGTAAGATTTATAGATTCTAGATTATATGAGTATTATAACTCACACGGATTAAGTTTATTATTTGAAAAGGTAATTAATAGAGATGATGAAACATTACCTATTATAAGTGAGGATGAGTTTTTATCAACAGAAACAATTAAAAAATCTAAAAAAAATAGTTAAGATATGATATATTTATCAACAGGAACTAATTCAATAGTTGTTACTCCATATCAAAGAGCAACATCTATTCAACCTTATTATACTTGGCAAATAATTAGAAAAGGAACATTTGAAGAAGTTGTTTTTTATCAAGATGATAATTCATATGCTCCTTGGTATTGGTCAAGTTTTACTATATCGGTAGCACCAACACAATCAGGATTGACAGCAGGAATAATAGTAGCAAATAGTGGTGAGTGGACTTATAATATATATGAAATGGCATCACCATATGATTTAAACTTATCAAACGCCATCACATTATGTCAAACAGGAATACTAATCATTAACGGAACATATTCAACTAATCAAGAATATGACCAAACAGATAATAGTGATATAAAATATTATAAAAATATGTAATGAATATGGAAAATAATCCAATAAACGGTGACAAATCACCAATATACAACATTAATTTCAATGCTGTACAAATACCAGAGCCATCAGAAAGATTATCTAGAACTAAAAAGTGGATCGAATATGGAAATGATAACCTTTATCCGAATTATCTTATTAGTTTATCTAATAAATCGTCTCTTCATTCATCCATCTTAAAGCAGAAAGCAATGTTAATTGGTGGTGGCGGATGGGCCAAGACAAACTTGAGTCCTGAAGCACAATTATTCTTGAAAAATGTTTATAATGAAGATGATTGCGATGAATTATTATTTAAGGTAGCAATGGATTTAGAATTATATGGTGGTTTTTATCTTAACTTAATATGGAGTAAAGATAGAGAAAGAGTTGCTGAGATAAACTATATTGACCCTTCAAAGGTTAGAATAGCAATGCCAGATAAGGATGATAAATATCCACATAATGAGAACTATTGGATTAGTGAGGGTTGGGAAAATGTTTCTAAATATCCACCAACATTATATCCAGGTTTTTCAACGGTAAATAAAAAGCAAAGAAGTCAAATTCTTTATGTAAAAGAATATAGACCAGGTACACAATGGTATGCAAGACCAGAATATGAATCAGGTATTAGATGGATTGAATTAGAATGGGAAATATCAAACTGGCACTTAAATAATGTTAAGAATGGTTTCTCACCATCTATGCACGTTAACTTTCCAATAGGTAATCCAAGTAATGAAGAAGCTCAAGAAATCATTAAAAGATTGAAGGCTCAATATCAAGGTTCAGATATGGCTGGTAATATAATTGTCACATTTAGTGATACAAAAGACACAGCAACATCATTCGTTCCAATTGAATTAAACGCTTCTGATAGTAGATTTTTAATGTTAAATGAACAAGTTACATCAGGTGTATTAAAGTCACACAGAGTTGTAGATCCAGAGTTATTTGGTATAGAGACACCAGGTAAATTAGGAGGTAGATCTAGTTTAATAGAAAGTTTAGAGATTTTTATGACACAATACACAGAACCTAAACAAAGAATAATTGAAAAAATCTTTAACTGGATAAGAAGAATTAATGGTATTAATGATAGTTTAGTAATAAACAAATATGAACCACAATTTAGTAAATTATCAACCAATATAGGTGATGTTTTGGGTATATTAGAAAGTTCAATAACATCAGAACAAAAATACTATATGTTAGTACAAAACGAATTTGACCACGAGACAGCAATGAAATTATCAGGGTTTGTTGATGGTAATAACCTAAAAAATAATTAATTAATATGATAGCAAATAATGTTTATTTTATTACAACTGACTACTTAAAGAAATACTATTCAGGATATTTAGATCCTAATATAGATGCTAATGCTTTAGATAGTTTTATCTTAATAGCTCAAGGCATAAGAATACAATCTGTTCTTGGCTTTGATTTATATAATAAATATATCACGGATATAAATAATAATACT